TTTTGCAAACCCGGTCAGCGTAAAGCCATTAATGAAATTATGCGTCATTACGCCCTTAAAGAGGACGGAAACGAAAAGGGCGCAGCAAAACAGCGCTTTGAGTCACGTCATCTTAATCAGGGCGGTGCGGCGGGTTATATCGCTAAATACATTGCCAAAAATATCGACGGCTATGCGCTCGACGGCCAGCTCGATCACGACACCGGCAAACCTCTTAAAGATACGGCCGCAGCCGTCACCGCATGGGCGTCTACATGGCGCATTCCGCAGTTTAAACCAATTGGCCTCCCGACAATGGGCGCTTACCGCGAACTGCGCAAGCTGCCGCGTGGCGTAAGTATTGCCAGCGAATTTGACGACAGGGTCGAGGCCGCGCGAGCTGCTGCAGATGAGGGTGACTTTGAGCGGTACATCATCGCGCAGGGTGGGGCAAACGTTAAGCGTGACGCTCAGGCCGTTAGGGTCGCGCGTAAGGTGACGGATGAGGTAAACGAATACGAGGAAGATATCGAGAGAGTGGTCGGTATTTATGCCCCACACCTCGGGGATCACCGTGTCCATGTTACCCGTACAGCCGAATGGCGCATCGTTCCAAAGGTTTTGGCCGTTGAGCCTTTGACTTTAAAAAGCGGCTCTGCCGCGCCTCGGAGTCCTGTCAATAACTGTGGAAAGCCCACCGGCGGTGGCGATCCAGTTATGACCCCCACACCGTCTGAGCAAGCCGCAGCGGTGTTAAATCTGATTGAGCGCGGGGTTATCGGCTGGAATGAGCCGGACGTCGTGAAGGTGCTTAAAGGGGCGTTAAAAGCTGGCGCACCGCGTAAGCATCGGCAGCAAAGAAGCAATGCACCGCTCAAAACCAGAGAGCAAGCGCCATCAGCCAGGATGACAAAGCCTGAAAGGGATCGCGTCGCAAAAATTCGTTTCGATTTAGCTCAGGAGGGCATTACCCCGGAACGGTGGGAGCTCGATGCGCTGGCGCGTGGGGCAACGGTGATTTATGGCGATAAAAAATTCAATTACGCGGCTGCTGAAGGGTGGCCGGGATTTTCAATGCAAGAGGAGTGAAGTTAATGACCAAAATCCATGACTTAAAAATCGCACCAGAGCATTTTGAAGCTGTGAAGTCAGGGGAAAAGCGCGCTGAATTTCGTATCAATGACCGTGATTATTCCTGTGGTGATGTTCTCAGGTTGCATGAGTGGGAACCTGAGAAAGGATATACCGGGAAACGTGTATCGGTAAGGGTCACAGACGTTACTGATTTAACCGTGTGGGTGGGAAACTATGTAATGTTGAGCGTCCAGTTACTTATTCATGATGAACCTTGCGGTATGTCCCTGTTGAACTGGAAAGAACTTAGCGAGAAAGGGCTGGTTTTCAGAATTAATCACGAAATTTTGCACCCATTAGGTCTGGCTATTGGATATGAAACACTTAACGGCGTTTCGGCTGGGGCTTTCGTGGCCGATGATGGTGTTTGGCAATATTCAGACGAGCTGGTTGCCGATGCTAAAAAAAATGGGTGGTTAAAATGAGCCATACGCTAATGATGCCAGCACCGCCCGTGCATTCGAAACACAACGTTAAGCTGATGGCCGTCGTGCATCGCCTGCAGCAAATCATGATTAACGAGAATCTGACCCCTGACGAGCTGGTCGGGTGTGCAGGTGTAGTGAGAGACAACTATCGCCGATATAGCGACATCAGCAATCCGAAATCATATACGATCACACCGGTAAACATGCCCAAATGCCAGCCACCACGGCGACCGTAAAACAGCGCCGGTGCTGAAACTTGCTTTCAGTGCCGGTGGTGTTGAACAACGAGCCCGGCGAGGCGTTAGCATTTTTCCCGAAAACCTGCTAAAAACACTGTACGTGCATACAGTGTTTGTTGGAGGGGATTATGGCAGGTCATGACTTAAATTTTCAGGTGGTCTATCGGGGCGAGACCTTAGAGTATTACCGCCCCGGAGGGTGGGTTTTCTTCCAGCGGCCTAAAGAGTGCGGCGGCGGGTACTGGTTAGGGCGCACGTATGACAACGTTTTTATGATTGAATACGAGCGGCCGGTATCACTCAATGACGGCATGAGCTACTTAGACACTCTGCGAAAAGTAGAGGCAAAAAGTAACGAATTTGACGCGAATTTTTCACTGTTTTAGCGCCGCATGCATCAGGTGCATGAGTTTGCATTCGTTTTTTATTTCAGGATTCGCCAGTCAGCGCCAGTGCTGGCGCGGCTCGGCGCTCCTGATGCACCTGCATTAAAAGCGACCCGTTAAGCGGGCAGGCGAGGCGGGGATAGCACTGCGCGCCAGAGGCGGTGACAGTATTTATTTTGCGCGTCTGCGCGCGTCGTGGTGGCGCTCTGTGGTATGAGGTCGGTCAATGGAAAGTTCACGCGCTTGCGTTGCATGTGCGTCGTCTGGCTTGCTCTGATGATGTGCCGCCCGAAGGCGGCATTTTAGGCGGGGTTTACTCTGTATCGATGTTGTAATCCTTAAAGCGGATCTCCTAAGAGGTGATCGGCAGTATCGGCTCGCAGTTGTCGGATATTCGTTAGTGATGAAGTGGTGCGTCCAATTGTTGCTGGGGCGCACATTCGTCATTGCAGTGGAATGTTCGCTGTAAAAAATGGGCGGCTGCAAATCGTGGAAGCCTGGCGTTCCGGTGAAAAGGATAAACCTACAATCGAATATCTAGTATTAAAAGAACTTAGTAGCAGATGGAGGAAGACGGCCAAAAAATAGGCCGCCGCATATGAAGATTTTATATATAATTACAGCCGCTATAAAAAATATTTGTCATGAGATGATTGCTGTTGCGTATAGGCATTGAGTTGTGGAATTAAACCTCTGCTCCATAGAGAGGTTTTGTTTAAATTGATACTGTCCAATTTAACTAATCTATTGTGCAAGGCAATGAATTCATTTTTGAAATTATCAGAAGATACGATTTTCGGGCAGAATGAAGAGTACAGTGTGCGGTTGCTCAAGCCGCAAGCTTTAGCAAGTTCATCTTCAAAGTTTTCTATCTGCTGAAATAAATGAATATTATGTTTTTTTGCCAGTAAAAGATTTATGTTCTCTTTAAATCTTTCTAAGTTTTCAATTCTATCTGTGTCGAAAGTTATAATGATGTCATTAACTTCAGTTAATGAAGGCATGAATTTTTTTATGCCAACATTCCACAAGTTTACAATGACTATTTTTTTTATAGGATATCCATAGATTGATTTGAAATCCTTGAATAATGCTTTTTCAGTCTCTCCCTCTACGAGGACGATAGCAAATTTTTTGGCCGCCATAATCAGTCCTCGAACAACATTTCTTCAATCAATGAAACATCTGGAATGGTTCCAAAACAGTCATTCTTAACCAAGCTCAAAAGATTTCGGTCATTTTTTTTATGCTTGGCAGTAGCTTCTACAAAGGTGGTTAGCCCCTCTACTTTTTTTGTGAAAGTAAATGAATGCGTTGGCAAATCTAAACTCAATATATCGTAATTATGAGTTGTATAGATGAATTGACCATATCTGCACAATTTTGAGATTATCAAAGTTACCATCATTTTTTCTAATTCGGTATGAGTAAAGGCCATCTTTTCATCTAGAAAATAAAGGCCGCTACAAGGGAAATTCATTGCAGCCTCCTCATCCTTATCCTCCAGAATACCAGAGAGTAGATGGGTTATTTTTACTGCCTCATATGTGCCACGTGACAATCTATCTTTATTGGTTATTTCACCTTCCATATCAATAATGACTTTGTCACCATTATTGAAAAGTAAAGAGTACCCCTGAAGTTCTTCCTTGCCTTCTTCATCTTTAACTATAAGTCCCGAAACCGATTTAACGGTATTGTCAAAGGTTTTAAGTATGCTTTTTAATACACTCTTCTTTATGCGTGATATTTTATCTGTATTCTCTTGGTTTTCAGAGAGAATAAAATGCCAGCCTAAAATAAAATCCAAGTCTTTTATATATTGGGTGAATTCTTTAGGGTTAGATTTCTCGGTAGAGAAGTATTTACTTGTTCCGTCAAGCTCAAATTTTTGTGTATCCCAGACAGCATCCAATCTTTTGGTTGTTTTAGCGCATGAATCCAGTTTCCTCAATTCAACGGACGCTATAGCAATTTTTTCTACAGAAACAGACTCATCACTTGCCTTAAGCCAAATACCAACCCTAAATAGAGATTTTAAATGAACCTGAAAGAAATCAGCTTCAATGTATGCAGGCTTAGTTTTATCCGTCACCCTCAGTGGATCCGGATTGAATACACCGTTACTGATTAAGCGCACAACTGAGAGCATGACACGACCTAAAGATGTCTTGCCCGAAGCGTTTGCGCCTGAAACCACGCACACTTTTTTAAAGTAAAATTTTTCAAAGCCTTCGATGTACTCACCTTCCAGTGAGCTGTTGACCGGCGATCTGGAAAAGCTCAAATCAAGAATGCTGTTTTCAAAGCAAAAAAGATTGTCGATTTTGATTTTTGTAAAAGCCATTTTGTTCCACCTTTTGGAAGTAAATCCAACTATTGATGGAGTGTACATGTAAAAGGGAAGTAATCAACACATGATCTATAAACAGCGCACAATAGCGCACAATAGCGCACGGATTTGCACAATTTTTATGATGCACTTTACTCCCTTTAAGCCCATGCTGGGCGGGGGCTGAGGCCATTTTTTTGTATGCACGGAAATTGAAGGGATTGCTGCGCGCAGGTGAGGGGGCAAGTACTGCGCGCCAGAGGCGGTGACAGGATTTATATTGCGCGTCTGTGTGCGTCGTGGTGGCGCGCTGTGGTATGAGGTCGGTCAATGGGAAGTCCACGCGCTTGCGCTGCGTGCGCGTCGTCTGGCTTGCTTTGAGGATGTGCCGCCCGGAGGCGGCATTTTAGGCGGGGTTTACTCTTTATCGATGTTGTAATCCTTAAAGCGGATCACCTCCATTCCGAGCCAGTCGTTTATCTCTTTGAAACGCTCCTGTAGCGGCGTCAGCTCGTTGCGTACAAACACCCGCGCCACCTTCTCGATATCACCCATTGAGCCAATATTCTCGGGCTTGCCGCCCATGAGCTGAAACGGCACGCGGTGCGCATCGAGCAGGTCAGCGGCGCTCACCTTCTTGATGTTAAAAAAATCATCTTTCGTGGCGACTTCACTCAACGGCACGATCTTAATGCCGTCCGGCTTCCCGTTTGGGGCGTAGAAAAACAGGTTTTTGAAATTCCCGAGCCCTTTCGAGTCACGCATTGCGGAGCGCAGCGACTCAACGTCGGTGCTGCTCTGCGCCGCGTCGGTGACGTACATGATGTACCCCGCGTGCGCGCCGTTCTGGTAATACTTGCGACGAAACAGCGTGGCGGATTCATTCAGCCAGGCGGAATTGAGCGCGCTAAGGTATTCCGGCATCCCGTAGAGCTCCTGATTGATATCGGGCTCAAGCAAATGGCACACCGAACCGGGTGCGAACTGGTGCGGGTGCGTGTAGTCCGACACGTACCAGTAAACGCCATCCTCAACGCCACGGCGGGTGTATTTGGCCGGGGAGGTTTCCAGTTTAAAGAGCTGGCCGGTCACGCTCATGCGCTTTTCGAGATAGCCGTTGGCAAACACCAGATAATCAAGCACAAGGCGGCTGAAGTCCTGACGGGACAGCAACGGGTGCGGGATAAAGGTGCTGGTCAGAATGTTGCGCTTCACGTAAATCGGCGAGCTGTGATGCACGGCGGCGCGCAGGCTTTTTGCCAATCCTGAGAAGTTGACCGGCGGCTCGTACCATTTGCCGTTATTGATGCACTCGACATAGTCGAGGATGTCGCGGCGATCCAGAACGGGTGACGGCTCACCAAAGGTGAACGCCTCCATTTTCTGCGACGCGCTGGCGGTCATGCTGGTCGGTTTTGACTGTTTATTTTGGCGTTTTTTCATCTTAGTTAATATCCAGAATTGAACTTGATTGCATACCGCTTCCGGCGGAAAGCGGCTCGTTTAACAGGGCGTGCATGGTCGCCCACGCGATATCCGCGTGGCTGGCTTCCTCGCTGCGGCTGGCTTCATAGGTCGCGCTGCGGCCGCTGCTGGTCATGGTTTTGCGGATAGCCATAAATGACTGCGTGATGTCGGTCGCACCGGCGTCATATTCCAGACACCCGCGGCGAATGGTGTCTTTCGCTTTCAGCACCATTGCGGTTTTCATTTCCGGCGTGTAGCGGATGGCGCGCGCAGCCGGGAAGAATGAGCGCACGAGCTGGTAAACACCCTGGCCGATGCCGGTCGCATCGATGCCGATATAGTCGACGGTGTATTTTTCAGTCAGCGCCCGGATGGCCTCTGCCTGCGCGGCAAAGTCCATGCCTTTCCACTGGTGACGCTCAAGGATGCGGAACTTGCCACCGGCAACCAGTGGCGGAGCCAGTACCGCGCACCCGGCGCTGTCCCCGGTGTGTGACGGGTCATAGCCAATCCAGACAGGACGCCAGTTAAACGGACGGTCGGCGAACGGCTCGAAGTCGTCCCATTCTTCCATCGCATCGACCATGCAGCGCTGCAGCTCCTCGAACGGGAATACGGACGCTTTATCGTCGACGAACTCGCACATAAACAGGTTACGGAAGTCATCCGCGCTGTTTTCCTGCTTAAGCTGGTCGAGGTTAAACAGGGTGCAGCCACCGGCGAGCGCGTCCTCAATGGTGACAATCTGCCGCCACTGACCGTCTCCGCACAACACGCCACCGGCGAGCGCCTGATGACTGATATCGATGTCGACACGTTCGTCGCGGTTGCTGCGGCCACGGTTAAACAGCTCGCCAGACCAGAACGGGTAAGCGCCATGAGCCAGCGTCGACGGGGTCGAAAAATAGGTTGTGCGCAGGTGCGACTGCGAGGCCATGCCCGAAGCGACTTTGCGCAATTTCTGGAAATTGGGGATCCAGAAAATTTCGTCAACGTACAGGTCGCCGTTGTGGCTCTGCGCGGTGTTGGAATTAGTCCCGAGGAAAATCAGCTCTGCGCCGTTGTTGCCGATGACAATCGGGTCGCCTGACAGGTCTACATCAACCAGACGGGCAAAGGCGATGATGTACTTACGGAACACGTAAGCCTGCGTTTTACTGGCCGACAAAAATATCTGGTTATGGCCGGTTTTAAGGGCGCGCAGAAGTGCCTCGCGCGCAAAGTAGAACGTTGCCCCAATCTGGCGCGATTTGAGGATGTGGCGAATGCGATGCGCGATGCCTGCCTTATGCCAGTTTAGCTGATACTCAAACGACTGGTCGAAGAAAATATCCTCCAGCTTTTCAATGGCTTCATCACTGAAGAAATTCCGTTTTGGCTTTTTGCGATCCCCTTTGTTACGGCTGGCAATGTTGGGGTTTAAATCCACCTCGTTACCGGTCTGGCCGTAGCGGTTTACGCGCGCAAGACGCTCCATCTGGCGCGACAGAAAATCAGCGACTTTAAAGTCATGCGCGGTCAGGTCTGGCTTTGCGTAAAGCTGGATGAGTCGCGCCTCTAACGTCGATTCCACGCGGTTAATCGGCGCGGTTTCCTCCCATCCATCGCGCTGTTTCCAGCTCTGCACGGTCGGGCGCTTGAGGTGCAGCATGTCGCAGATTTGCGGCACGGCGAACCCCTGCCAGTACAACAGGCGCGCCTGTCGTCGTGGGTCATTGAGCAGTGAAAGGTCTGTTGAAATGGTCATGCTTGCCTCGTTTCTGGTGTTACGTGGCAAGGCTAAGGAAATGGGGGGTAATTCGCGCTAAGTGCCTGTTGTATCAGATCTAACAGGAGCGCAAACAGTGGCTGATACGGGTCAGAGTCGGGAAACTAAACCCGACCCGAAAACCCAACATCAGGACACCTGAACAATGGCAAAGAAAGTTTCTAAATGGTTTCGCATCGGCGTCGAGGGTGACACCTGCGATGGCCGCGTCATCAGCGGCGATGATATTCAGGAAATGGCCGACACGTTCGACCCGCGCGTCTATGGCTGCCGCATTAACCTCGAACATATCCGGGGTCTTTTGCCTGACAGCCTGTTTAAACGTTATGGCGATGTAACCGCGCTTAAGGCTGAGATTATCAATGATGACTCTGCGCTAAACGGCAAAAAGGCGCTGTTTGCCAAAATTGCCCCGCTCGATGAGCTGGTCAGCATGGTGCGTGCCGGGCAGAAGGTTTACACCTCAATGGAGATCCGCCCGAACTTCTCGAACAGCGGCAAGTGCTACCTCATCGGGCTGGCCGTCACCGATGACCCGGCAAGCCTCGGCACGGAATACCTCGAATTCTGCAGCCGCGCCACGCAAAACCCGCTCGCCGGTAAAAAAGACCAACCGGATGACCTTTTCTCTGTTGCCACACTGGCTGAGCTGGAGTTTGAGGACGTTCCCGACACCATGCTCAACAGCCTGACCGACAAGGTTAAAGCCATTTTTGGCCGCAAGCAGGCCAGCGATGACGCACGCTTCGCCGATGTGCATGAGGCGGTGACCACCGTCACCGAGCAGGTGCAAACCAACCTCACCGCCACCGACCAGCGCGTCACCGAGCTGGAGACCGCTTTTGCACAGCTTAAGCAGGACTTGACCAGCAAAGTCGATGAAAACGCGCAGGCGTTTACCTCCCTGAAAAGCACCCTCGATAACACCGAAAGCCAGCGCCAGCCGCGCCGCGAGCTTTCAAAAGGCGGCACGGGCGACGAGCTGCTGACCAACTGCTGATAAACCGCCGGGCGTGATGCCCGGCCAGATACCTATTACCCGAACAGGAATAACCATGCGTAAAGAGACCCGCTTCAAATTTAATGCCTACCTGTCCCGCGTCGCGGAGCTGAACGGTATTTCCACCGATGATGTGGCGAAGAAATTCACCGTAGAGCCATCGGTCACGCAAACCCTGATGAACACTCTGCAGATGTCATCCGCGTTTCTGACCAAAATCAACATCGTGCCGGTCGACGAGCTGAAAGGCGAAAAAGTCGGGGTCGGTGTTAACGGTACGATTGCGAGCACCGCCGACACCGCCGGTGATGATGAGCGCAAAACTGCTGATTTTACTGCGCTGGAGTCACATAAATATGAGTGTGACCAGATTAACTTTGACTTCCATATTCGCTACAAACAGCTCGACCTGTGGGCGCGATTCCAGGACTTTCAGACCCGTGTCCGTGACGCCATCATCAAACGTCAGTCCCTCGATTTCATCATGGCCGGTTTCAACGGCATCGAGCGCGCGGCGACGTCTGACCGTAAAAAAAATCCACTGCTGCAGGACGTGGCGACCGGCTGGCTGCAGAAGTACCGCAACGAAGCACCTGCGCGCGTGATGTCCAAAATCACCGATGAGGAAGGGGCTGTTATTTCCGAAGTGATCCGCGTGGGTAAAAACGGCGACTATGCGAACCTCGACGCGCTGGTTATGGATGCCACCGGCAACCTGATTGACGAGATTTATCAGGATGACCCGGAGCTGGTTGTCATCACCGGCCGTAAGCTGATGGCGGATAAATATTTCCCTATCGTCAACAAAGAGCAGGAAAACAGCGAGTCGCTGGCTGCTGACATCATCATCAGCCAGAAGCGAATCGGCAACCTGCCTGCCGTGCGCGTGCCTTACTTCCCGGCCAATGCCCTGATGGTGACGCGTCTCGATAACCTGTCTATCTACTTCATGGATGACGCGCACCGCCGCAGCATCATCGAAAACCCGAAGAAAGACCGCATCGAAAACTACGAGTCAATGAATACCGATTACGTGGTCGAGGCATACGCTGCCGGTTGCCTGATTGAAAACATCAAGCTAGGTGACTTTACCCCACCTGCAGCACCGGAAAGCGCTTCTGCGCCTGTAAACAACGAAGGCGGAGAGTAAGCCATGACGAGTCCCGCAGCGCGTCACATGATGCGGGTCTCGGCCTCTGAAACTGCGCAGCGGGCTGCTGTCCCGCTGCGCAATGCAACTGCCTATGAGCAGATGCTCGTTAAGCTGGCCGCAGACAACCGCACGCTGAAACAAATCCGATCCAATGAGCGCAAGGCAGACAAAAAGCGTGAGCTGCTGCCGTTCTATCTGCCGTGGGTCGCTGGCGTCCTCGCAAACGGCAAAGGCGCACAGGATGACATCGTCATGACGGTGATGCTCTGGCGTCTCGATGCTGATGATATCGCCGGGGCGCTGGAAATAGCCCGTTATGCCATGACCTACGGCCTGACCATGCCGACCGGTCGACGTCCGACGCCTTACCTGCTGGCCGAAGAGGTGGCACTGGCCGCGCAGCGCCTGCGCGGTGCGAAACAGCCGGTCGAGCTGGGGAACCTGCTCGACACCCTCGCGCTGACTGACAGTGCAGATATGCCCGATATCGTGCGTGCGAAGCTGCACAAAATCACCGGCTACGTGCTGCGCGATGCAGGGCAACTGCCTGAGGCGCTGGCGCACCTGCAGCGTGCGATCCAGTTAGAGGGCTCCATCGGCGTTCGAAAAGACATCGAGCAGTTAGAGCGCCAGCTCAGGCCAAAACCCGAACCGGCACCGAAAACCAAAACGACTCAACCGCGCACGCGCAAACCTGCCGCCAAACCGGCGGCACGGCGCGGGCGTCCATCAAAGGCGGCAAAAGCCGCAGGTTAACCGAGCGCTCCCCGAGCCGGGCGGCACGCCGGTCAATGCGGGTACTTATTACCCTGACTGCGAACGGCGTCCACCGCCCACCTATTACCCGAGGTTGTCATGACGACGCTGATTATTGAGCCAAAACAAGAGCCGCAGGATGTACCGGGCGTGGTGATACCGCCACCGGGCGTGAGCGAGCCGGTAATCAAAAACACCCCGTTTTTTCCTGACGTGGATCCGAAGCGCGTGCGGGAAGAAATGCGGTTAGAGCAGACCGTTTCCCCCGTGCGCCTGCGCCGGGCGATTAAGACCGCCATCGCGGAAACGAACGCGGAGCTGAGCGAATGGCGCGAGCGTCAGCTCGAAGCGGGTCACGCCACGCTGGCGGATGTCCCGACCGACCAGCTCGACGGCGAGAGCGTTCGCGTTTTCCACTATTTCAACGCCGTGTGTGCCATGACGACCGCCACGCTCTATGAGCGTTTTCGCGGCGTGGATGCGACCGCCAAAGGCGACAAAAAAGCCGACAGCATCGACAGCACTATCGATGAGATGTGGCGCGATATGCGCTGGTCAGTGGCGCGTATCCAGGACAAAGCGCGCTGTATTGTGGGGCAAATCTGATGAAAGCGTATGCGCTGCAGGGCGACACCCTCGACGCGATTTGCGCCCGGTATTACGGGCGAACTGAGGGCGTAGTCGAAACCGTGCTGGAGGCTAATCCCGGCCTGTCCGAGCTCGGCGTGATCCTGCCGCACGGCACGGCAATAGAGCTGCCCGAGACCGACAGCGCGGCCAGAACCGAAACGGTGAATCTATGGGACTGAGTATGGAGAAAATCACCACGTTTATTGCCTACTGGCTGGCGGTTGCGCTGGCGTATCTCGGGGCAATGTCACCCGAGAGAATGGCGCTTTACGTGGGCGGCGGATGCGCCATTTTTACCGCGCTGACGAACTACTGGTTTAAGCGCAAGACGTACCTCTATCTGACATCGCTCGGACTCGATAAAGGGGCTATTCGTGAAATCAATCGTTAAAAAATGCAGTGTGGCCGCCGTGCTGGCGCTGGCAGCGCTGATGCCTGACTTTCGTCTGCTTAACACCTCGCCCGGGGGGCTGGCGCTGATTGCCGACCTCGAAGGGTGTCGCCTGACGCCTTACCAGTGCAGCGCGGGAGTGTGGACGTCAGGCATCGGCCACACTGCAGGCGTCGTGCCAAAGGGGGAAATCACCGAGCGGCAGGCGGCGGCGAACCTCGTCGCGGATGTGCTGAACGTCGAGAAACGTCTCGCGGTCTGCGCGCCGGTGGAAATGCCGCAGCACGTTTACGACGCGCTGGTCAGCTTCTCATTCAACGTGGGAACCGGCGCGGCCTGCCGCTCAACGCTGGTCTCGTACATCAAGCGTCATCAATGGTGGCAGGCGTGCGACCAGCTCACCCGCTGGGTTTATGTGAATGGCAAAGTCAGCACCGGGCTGGAAAATCGCCGCGCGCGCGAGCGTGCCTACTGCATCAGGGGGATTCAATGAAAGCGATGTTTTTTTTACTGGCCGCGCTGATGGCGATTGTGCTCTGGCAACGTCATGAAAACGGCAACCTGATCCGCTCCTTTGAACGGGCAAACAAGGTCGCAGGTGAACAGAAAAACGTGATCGGGATGCTGAAAAATCAGATTTCCGTTTCGCAGGGAATTGCCAGGAAAAACGAAACCGCGCAGGTCACTTTACGCGGTGAGTTAATCGCCGCCGGTGCAATGGCCGTGCGACGGGAAGAAACCATTACGAGGCTGATTAATGAGAATGAAACGTTACGCCGCTGGTATAGCGACAAGCTGCCTGATGTTGTGCGCAGGCTGCACACCCGCGCCGGTTGCGCCTCCGCCGGTCATTGTTTACAGCGCCTGCCCGAAGGTGAGTTATTGCCCGATGCCGGAAAGCGATCCGGTCATTAATGGCGACCTGAGTGCAGATATCCGCAGGCTTGAGCACGCGCTCGCCGCCTGCGCACTGCAGATTGAAGCCGTCAAAGACTGTCAGGATAAACTCGATGAAGAAAGCAATCAGCCTGCGCAAGGCGTTAATTGACGCCGTCCCGCAGCTTAAAACCAATCCCGAGATGATGCGCATTTTTGCCGACGAGGGGAATATCGATGCGCGGCTCGCGGCTTCCCTGTCCCACGAGAAAATTTACACTTTGAATGTGATCGTGTGTGATTTTGTGGGCGACCCCGATTTGATATTCGTGCCGGTGGCCGCATGGCTGCGTGAGAATCAGCCGGATATCTGCACGCTCGATGACGGCCGCAAAAAGGGCTACCGTTTCCAGATGGATTTAAACGACGGGGACAGTTTTGATATCAGCATCAGCCTGCAGCTCACCGAGCGCACCATCATCAAAGAGGAAAACGGCGCGCTGCATGTCAGCTATGCCCCGGAGCCGCCACCGCCTGAGCCTGTCACCCGGCCAAAAGAGCTCTATATCAACGGCGAACTGGTGAGTAAGTGGGATGAGTGACTTTAAGCCTTTTGACGACAAGCTCGCCGGGTTACTTGCTTCCCTGTCACCGGCAGGACGTCGGAAGCTGGCCGGGGAGATTGCAAAGGAGCTGCGCAAGTCGCAACAGCAACGCATCAAACAGCAAAAAGCCCCGGACGGCTCACCGTATCAGGCGCGAAAGCGCCAGCCGCTCAGGGCAAAGACCGGGCGAATAAAAAGGGCGATGTTTCAGAAGCTGCGCGCGAGCCGTTACATGAAAGCCACTGGCCGTGAAAACAGTGCAGTGGTGGAATTTACCGGCAAAGTGCAGCGCATCGCTCGCGTTCACCAGTACGGGCTAAAAGACCGGCCAAACACGCATGCAAAGGACGTGCAATATCCAGAACGCCAGTTACTCGGATTCAGCCGGGAGGTTAAACAGCTCGTCGAGACGCTGATAATTAAACACCTCACTCGCTGATCGTTGTCACAACGACCACAAAACACCGTTCCATTGCCGCTGGCCTCGCCCGGCGGCATCCTTTTCCCATGAATAATCTAGATTTTTCAGGCAGATAGTACATTGTTTCCACTGGATGATTTGGGGTAAAGCGAAGCCTGCTTTCAAAGTTCGATTTGGCAAAAAAAAATCACACTGATAAATTGTTATGATTCTGATAAATGATGCTATGCTTAGAGTGCTTCATCAGAAGTTCATGTCTGGTAAGCAACCTAATTTTTCAAGCCTATCACAATGTGTTGTTAGGCTTTTTTTTTATGAATTAAAAGTTCCCAATAAGGTTTTTGAATATCTTCTTTGTTTGGGTGGTTCTCGTTAAATGGTTTGGATTGTTGTTTGTTTATAATTGATGAGTCATAAAGCTATTAATGTGCTCATCTCCCCTCTTTCTTGACTGGTGTAATGTTCTTTTATATCTTATCAGTGTGGTGAATCCCCCTAAGCGGAGGGGCGAACCAGTCATACAAACTTGCAGTATGCTCGCAGTTCTTTGGACTGGCAAAGAATTACCGGGAGGCACCCGGCGCCACAATTCATCACTGGTAATTCTTAACCGTACTGGCTTGATGATTTCTTAACCCTTACCTTTGAAAAGGTATGAGGTTTTTGTTTTAAGGTTGCAATGCAATTTATTCAATACGATACGGTTTAAATGTACGCTTTCGCCACCCCGGTTATTTCTTTGAAAGTAAATTAATTTATTTAAACTTATATTTTAGCATCTAAAGGTTTTTTTGAATTTTATGGCATTTTTGGCATAACTAAAGTTTATGCGTGTGAGTTAGCTTTGATTAATTCTAACTTTTTAAAAGTTAATTTTATTTGACAGTTAAAGGTCATTCGCATGTTAAGAAGAATAAAATATAAACCCATTGGTCTTATGTGTTTTTTGTTGTTGATGTGTGGTTTAATGTTGATGCTGTTTAAAGTTTATGGGCTATATGTTGATAATGTTAATGGGGGGTACTCCAGTTATTTTTTATGGTGCTTTGGTAATATTGATGATTTTTAATTGTTTAATTGTAATCACATTGGTTTTGAAGTTTATCTGTGACAGAAAAGGTATGTTTCTTATCCCTGGGAGGGGAGGGATTTTCCATATTATTATCCGGCCAATCTCAGCAATATGCCCTGGTTATTGCTAATCGCATTAAACACAGAATTGACTATGATTTGCGAGTTAAGAAAAAAGGTGGTGTTAACGAACCTGTCACTGTGAGTATGGGTATTTACTCATTAACTGAAGGAAAATTAAATGAGGTTGATTTTGTCGGTCGAGCAGATAAAACCTTGTGTCAAGCAAAAAAAATGACGAGCGAAATTGCATTAGGGTCTGGTCGAAAAGCTAGGTTTTTTGTTTTGAAGGATGTTGTTTTTTGTTACTGCTTTGAGCTATCAAAGAGGTGTGGTTATAGGCTGGATGAAGATTTATCAGTGATTGTTGAATGGGTGATGAGAGTTTGTGAAATTAAAAAAAGCGGGGAGGGAGACATCATCTTACCACCCCGCTAAAAACCTCATGCACATTCTTATTATTACTACATCGGCTATTATCCCTAAGTTTTGTTTTTTTTAAAGTTAAAACTATGAATGTGTTAAATTTTATAAAATAACCCCCAAGTTAAAGGTGTGAAATATTTGTTATTAAAGTGAGTGTTTGAAAGAAATTAAAAATCGTCAGTTGTACTATTCATGGCAAAACGCTATTTAATTGCCTCTGGCCTTGACCGGCGGCATCCTTTCCCCATGAATAATATAAATTCTCTGCAGGAAATCGCACGCGCGATCCGCAACCTTATCCGCACCGGTATCGTGACCGACGTCGACCTCGACGAGGGACTTTGTCGCGTCCAGACCGGCGGCATCGAAACCACCTGGCTTAACTGGCTCACCAGTCGCGCCGGTCGCTCTCGCGTGTGGTGGGCTCCCTCCGTCGGTGAGCAGGTGTTATTGCTGGCCATCGGCGGCGAGCTCGATACCGCTTTTGTGCTGCCGGGCATTTTCTCTGATGACCATCCCGCGCCCTCGGCCTCACCCGATGCGTTTCATGTGTCATTTCCTGATGGAGCTGTCATCGAGTACGAACCCCAAAACAGTGCGCTCACCGTGTCAGGTATCAAAACCGCCGACGTCACCGCGTCAGATTCCATTACGGCGACCGTGCCGGTGGTACTGGTGAAAGCGTCGAGCCGCATCACGCTCGATACACCCGAGGTGGTGTGCACCAACAAGCTGACCACCGGCACGCTGGAAGTGCAGAAAGGCGGGAAGATGACCGGGAACATCGAGCACACCGGCGGGAAATTTATCAGCAACGGCGTGCAGGTGGATGACCACGCGCACGGCAACGTACAGAGCGGCGGGAGCTGGACTAAGGGGACACAATGACGGTGCGTTATCTCGGTATGAACAGCCAGACCGGGCTGAGTGTTTCTGAGGCCGAACATATCAGGCAGTGCGTGCGCGACATTCTGGTCACGCCGGTTGGCTCGCGTGTCATGCGTCGTGAATACGGCTCCCTTCTGTCAGCGCTGATTGACCAGCCTCAGAGCCCGGCGCTACGGCTCCAGATTATGGCCGCGTGTTATTCCGCGATCCAGAAGTGGGAGCCGCGCATCAGCCTGACGACCATCACCTTTGAGCGGTCGGAGACCGACGGCGGGCTGTATGTCGATATCACCGGCACGCGCTCGACCGGCGGACAGTCCTTTTCCCTCACCATTCCACTGAGTTAAACGCTATGGCAATTGTTGACCTGAACCAGCTCGCCGCGCCTGATGTCGTGGAAGTGCTGGACTATGAAACCATCCTGAGCGAACGAAAGGCGACGCTCGTCTCGTTATACCCCGAGGAACAGCAGGAGGCCGTCGCGCGCACGCTGATGCTTGAATCAGAGCCGATTGTTAAGTTGCTGGAGGAAAACGCCTATCGGGAAGTAATCTGGCGACAGCGCGTCAACGAGGCCGCGCGTGCGGTCATGCTGGCTTACGCTGCTGACAGCGACCTCGACCAGATAGGCGGAAATTACAACGTTGAGCGCCTCGTCATCACGCCTGCAGACGACACCACGTTTCCGCCGACACCGGCCGTAATGGAGTCGGACACCGACTACCGTCTGCGCATTCAACAGGCTTTTGAGGGGCTGAGTACCGCAGGCTCAACCGGTGCATATCAGTTTCATGGCCGCAGCGCCGACGGGCGTGTCGCGGATATTTCCGTTATCAGTCCTGAGCCTGCGTGTGTGACCGTGTCCGTCCTCTCGCGCGAAAATAACGGCGTGGCCTCTGACGAGCTGCTCGACATCGTGCGCACTGCGCTGAACGATGAGGACGTCAGGCCGGTGGCTGACCGCGTGACCGTGCAGTCAGCGAAAATTGTCGACTACAAAATTACCGCATCGCTTTACCTTTACCCCGGACCCGAAAGTGAGCCGGTACTCAGTGCGGCAAAAGCAAAGCTGCAGGCGTATATCACCGCGCAGCACCGGCTCGGGCGTGACATCCGTAAATCTGCGATTTATGCCGCGCTCCACGTTGAGGGTGTGCAGCGCGTCGAGCTGGCCGCGCCGGTGGCTGACATCGTGCTCGATGAGACTCAGGCGTCATGGTGTACCGAGTACAGCGTGACCATCGGGGGCAACGATGAATGATACCCGACTGTTGCCGGTGGGCTCGTCGCCGCTTGAGGTGGCGGCGGCGCGCGCCTGCGCTGAAATCGAAAATACCCCCGTTCCCCTGCGCCGTCTCTGGAGTCCTGACGACTGCCCGGCAAATCTGCTGCCGTGGCTGGCGTGGGCGTTTTCCGTTGACCGCTGGGATGAGAAATGGACGGAGGCCACAAAAAGGGAAGTGATCCGCGCGGCGTGGTACATCCACGCGCACAAGGGAACGATAGGCGCGGTGCGTCGTGTGGTGGAGCCACTCGGCTATCTGATTAACGTTACTGAGTGGTGGGAAACCAGCGACCCGCCCGGCACGTTTCGCCTTGATATCGGCGTGTTAGAGACCGGCATCACCGAGGAAATGTATTACGAAATGGAACGGCTTATTGCTGATGCAAAGCCAGCCAGTCGCCATCTTATCGGCCTTAACATCATTCAGGATGTGCCGGGCTATCTCTACACCGGTGCGCTGACATATGACGGCGACATCATCACGGTTTACCCCGGATAAGTGAGAGCACAATGACAGTGAAATACAAAACGGTCATCACCAAAGCCGGTGCAATCAAGCTGGCCGAAGCGACCATCCCGAACGGGAAAAAAGTTAACTTTACAGCGATGGCCGTGGGGGACGGTGGCGGCACGCTGCCGGTGCCAGACCCTAACCAGACAAAGCTTGTCAAAGAGGTCTGGCGTCACGCACTGAATAAAATCAGCCAGGACAGGAAAAATAAAAATTATGTCGTGGCGGAGCTGCTTATTCCACCTGAGACCGGCGGTTTCTGGATGCGTGAAATGGGGCTCTATGATGACACCGGCACGCTGATTGCGGTCGGTAACATGGCTGAAAGCTACAAGCCAGCGCTGGCAGAGGGGTCAGGTCGTGCGCAGACCGTGCGTATGGTCATCATGGTGAGCGACATTGCGTCAGTCGAGCTGACCATCGACACCTCAACGGTGATGGCTACGCAGGACTATGTTGACGACAAGCTCGCGGAGCATGAGCAGTCCCGCCGCCATCCTGATGCCACGCTCACCGCAAAGGGTTTCACCCAGCTAAGCAGTGCGACCGACAGCGCGTCTGAGAGCGTCGCAGCGACGCCAAAAGCGGTTAAGGCGGCGTATGACCTTGCCAGTGGGAAATACACCGCTCAGGACGCCACCACGGCGCGAAAGGGTATTGTCCAGCTCAGTAGCGCGACCGACAGCACGTCTGAGGCGCTCGCAGCGACGCCGAAAGCGGTTAAGGCGGCGTATGACCTTGCCAGTGGGAAATATACCGCTCAGGACGCCACCACGGCGCGAAAGGGTATCGTCCAGCTCAGTAGCGCGACCGACAGCACGTCTGAAGCGCTGGCGGCGACGCCAAAGGCCGTTAAAACCGCAAACGACAACGCGGCCGCAGCCAATAAAAATGCCAGTGAGCGAGTCAGTAAAGCTGGCGACAGCATGACCGGAACGTTAAATCAGGACTCTGTAGCGCAGTTGACCTATAACATGACGGCACTTTCCAATGCTGCGACGGGCAATAAAAATTATCTGCGTAAAATGCGCGGAGGCGGGACGGATACTATCTGGCATGAAACCGTTCAGGGCGGTGAGTATCGTCTTGCGACAGGCACTACCGATGCGCAGGAGGAACTCGCGATTAGCACGAGTACCGGCCTGCGGTTAAGAGGGAATGTCACCTCCCAGACCGGCGGGTTTTATTCCGGGAGCGGTAAAAAGTTTTCCTTCGTTTCTGCCAGTACCTCTGACAGGAATGCCACCCTGCGCCTCTGGGGTAATGTAGACCGGCCGACTGTTGTCGAGCTGGGTGATGACACCGGCTATCACTACTATTCTCAGCGAAATAAAGATGGCACGTTACTGTTTCAGATGAACGGCGCGGGGCAATTTAGCGGTTATTTACGTTCAACCGGCGAAATGCAGACCAGCTCGGCTAACAGTTACCGTATTGCATATGGTGACTACGGTACATTCTGGCGCAATGACGGTTATAACCTTTACCTCATGCTGACCAATAAGGGCGACGCTTACGGCGCTTATAACGCGATCCGACCATTGCGTGTAAGCCTTGAAACCGGTGCGCTGCAGTCTGAAACACCACTGACAGTAGGTAATACAATTTACGCCTCAAAGGAGATCACCGCAGGGTATAGCGGTGCGTATGCGTGGGCTGAGCAATATAAAACGAAAGCGCCATTCTTTAATTCATATTCAACCACCGGCTCAAGTGAATACCATCCGGTAATTAAACAACAGGCATCCATCACCGGTAAAAACTCATGGGCGTTTTCAATGGGTTCTCTTGTAGCCGGTGATGCCCTTTCGTGGCACCTGCATATGAAAGGAAGTGGTACGCAGGAAATTAATTTCAAATGGGAAACTAACGGTAACTTTTCTGCGCCGGGTCAGCTCATTCCGGGTAGCTTTGCGAACTTTGACGGACGTTACTACACCAAAACGCAATCAGACGCAGGTTATATGCCGAAAACGGGGGCGTATACCAAGGCTGAGAGCGATGCCCGGTTCTACACCAAAGCGCAAACCGATGCGGGGTACAATGCCAAAAACACCGCTTCACTTGCTGCTGCCGGAGGGTGGCATCAGGACAGTACGACCGGTCTGATCATTCAGATGGGGACAGTAACCCGAACGGGCTACAGTACAGCCGTCAATTTCCCTAAAGCGTTCCCTAATTTCTGCATGGGCGTCCTGCTTACGCTCAGCGATGCAGGCACAGGGAACCTTTCCGATTCATCAAGCAACATCAGGTCGTTAGGTCACAGTAAAACTGGTTTTACATACGGTGCGAATGGCAATCCTGAAAAAACGGCCTTATGGGTGGCATTTGGTAAATAGGATGCAAACATGAAAGACAGATATTTCTGGAGTGAAAAAGAAAATGGCTTTTACCCTGAATCAATGAAAGCACTTTATGAGAACAGTCCTGATGGCTGGCCGGAGGATGCCGTAGAAATCAGCGAAGAACTTTATAATTCACTACTGGAGGGGCAAAGCAGGGGGAAAGTTATCGCCTCCGGCCGCGACGGAAAACCCCTGCTTTCGGATCCGGTGATTGACCACACTGCGCTGGCGGAAGCTGAAAAGAGCCGCCTTGGAAGTAAAGCGGAAGAAATGATTTTGCCCCTGCAGAGGGCGGTCAAGTATGGCATTGCGTCTGAAGAAGAAATGGAGCGGCTTAAGGAATGGGAAATTTTCAGTGTGGAACTCAGCCGTGTTGATACTTCTCTGGCACCAGAAATAGAATGGCCTGAGCCACCATCGAACGATTAACAAAAAACCCGCATTATGCGGGTTTAATCTTTGGGGTCTTATTCCTGATTAATCGCTAAAAACGCTCAATCACCTTTCCGGCACGCTTCTCCCGCTCACTGCCCGTTGTACTGTCCCCCCTCCAACGGTATTACGTTTCTTGCACCTCACACACAACAGAAAATAGTCGCACCCCTTAACCACGGAGTTAAACAGATGGGCGACTATCACCACGGCGTCGAGGTCATCGAGATAAACGATGGCACGCGCACTATTTCCACCGTCTCGACGGCCATCATCGGTATGGTCTGCACGGCCAGCGATGCTGACGATTCAACATTCCCGCTTAATGAGCCGGTGCTGATTACCAGCGTGCAAAACGCGATCGCTAAAGCCGGTACAAAAGGCACATTATCAAAATCCCTGCAGGCCATCGCCGACCAGTGCAAGCCGGTCGTTGTGGTTGTGCGCGTTGCCGAAGGTATCGACGACCCGGATGACCCGGAAGCGGCACAGAAAGAAACCATTTCCAACATCATCGGCACGACCGACGAAAACGGCAAATATACCGGGCTTAAGGCGCTACTGACGGCAAAGACCGTCACCGGCGTCAAGCCGCGCATTCTCGGCGTGCCGGGTCTGGATTCTCTGGAAGTGGCGACCGCACTTGCGTCGACCTGCCAGAGCCTGCGCGCCTTTGGTTACATTAGCGCGTGGGGCTGCAAGACCATTTCTGACGCCATCGCCTACCGTGAGAACTTCAGCCAGCGCGAGCTGATGGTCATTCACCCTGATTTTCTGGCATGGGACACCACGGCGAACAAAACCGATATTGCATGGGCGACCGCCCGCGCGCTCGGCCTGCGTGCCAAAATCGACCAGGAGACCGGCTGGCACAAAACGCTGTCTAACGTTGGCGTGAATGGCGTCACCGGCGTCAGCGCCTCGGTGTCATGGGATTTGCAGGAGAAGGCCACCGACGCGAACCTGTTAAATCAGGCCGGTGTCACCACGCTGATCCGTAACGACGGCTTTAAATTCTGGGGCAACCGAACCTGCTCAGATGACCCGCTTTTCCTGTTTGAAAACTACACCCGCACGGCGCAGGTGCTGGCCGACACGATGGGTGAGGCGCACGCCTGGGCGATTGATAAACCCGTTACTGCAACGCTTATCCGCGACATCGTCGCCGGTATCAATGCGAAATTCCGCGAGCTGAAAAACAACGGCTATATCGTCGACGGCACCTGCTGGTACGACCCGGAGTCAAACAGCGTGGAAACCCTGAAAGCCGGGAAACTGTATATCGATTACGACTACACCCCCGTCCCGCCGCTGGAAAACCTGACCCTGCGCCAGCGCATCACCGATACCTATCTGGCGAACCTGTCAGACTCGGTTAACAGCTAAGGAGCTCAGAGCATGGCGTTACCACGCAAACTGAAATATCTGAACATGTTTAACGACGGCCTCAGCTACATGGGCGTCGTTGAATCCGTCACCCTGCCAAAGCTGACCCGTAAGCTTGAGAAATACCGCGGCGGCGGGATGCCGGGCTCGGTGTCGATTGACCTCGGTCTCGATGACGACGCGCTGTCGCTTGAGTGGACGCTCGGCGGTCTGCCTGACGTCGGGCTGTGGGCGCAGTACGCGTCACCGGGTGCGGATAGTGTGCCGCTGCGCTTCACCGGCTCATTCCAGCGCGACGACACCGGCGCTATTTCCGCCGTTGAGGTGGTCATGCGTGGCCGTCACAAAGAGTACGACGGCGGCGAAAACAAACAGGGCGAAAGCGGTACGACCAAAATCGCGACCGAGTGCTCGTATTACCAGCTCACGATTGACGGCAAAGAGGTCATCGAGATTGACGTCATCAACATGGTGATGAAAGTCGACGGCGTTGACCGTCTGGCGGAACACCGTAAGGCGATTGGCCTGTAACCCCTTAACCGGTCAGTCAGGCTGGCCGGTCACTTAACTTTGACGAGAGCAACATCATGGAAAACATCAACGAAATCAACGAAACCGAAAACTCAAACATTGTGATCCTCGATAACCCTGTCATGCGCGGTGAGCAGAAAATCGAACAGGTGACCGTTACAAAACCCAACGCGGGAACCCTGCGCGGTGTGAGTCTGGCCTCGCTGGCAAACTCAGACGTTGACGCGCTGATTAAAGTGCTGCCGCGTATGACGTACCCGGCGCTCACCGAGCATGAGGTCATGCGTCTGGAAGCGTCAGACCTGATTTTGTTCGCCGGTAAGGTGGTTGGTTTTTTGTCACCATCTTCGGCTCGCTGACATTCCCGGATAACCTTTCGGTCGATGACCTGATGGCGGATATCGCGGTGATTTTTCACTGGCCGCCATCAGAGCTTTATTCCCTGAGCGTGACCGAGCTCATCACATGGCGCGACAAGGCGCTGCAGCGAAGCGGAAACCACTATGAGCAATAACGTCAGACTTGAGGTGCTGCTTAACGCAGTTGACCGGGCAAGCCGACCGCTCAAAGCTATCCAGACTGCCAGCAAATCCCTTGCTGGCGATATCCGCACTTCTCAAAACAGCCTGCGCGATCTGAATGCGCAGGCGTCCCGAATTGACGGATTCAGGAAAGCGAGCGCACAGCTTGCCGTGACCGGCCAGTCGCTAAACAAGGCTAAACAGGAAGCCGCCGCGCTGGCCGTCCAGTTTAAAAACACGCAGAACCCTACAACTGTGCAGGCGCGCGCGATGGAAGCGGCAAAGAAATCCGCCGCTGACCTGCAGCTCAAATACAACAGCCTCAGGCAGTCGGTACAACGACAGCGCACCGAGCTCGCGCAGGCCGGTATTAATACCCGCACCCTGTCGGCGGATGAGCGCCGTCTGAAAACCAGCATCAGTGAGACGACCGCACAGCTAAACCGGCAACGTGATGCACTGGCGCGCGTCAGTCAGCAACAGACAAGACTCAGTGCAGTAAAAAGTCGCTATGAATCCGGGCAAAAGCTCGCCGCCGGTGCACGTAATGCCGGGATGGTGGGCGTCGGGGTAGCGACCGCCGGGCTTTATGGTGCGTCGCGCTTTATTGCGCCGGGTATCGGTTTTGATAAGCAGATGTCAGGCACGCAGGCGATCCTCGGACTCGATAAGGGCGACGATAAGCTCGCGGCCATTCGTCAACAGGCGCGTGATATCGGTGCGACTACGGCCTTTTCGCCGGGTGATGTTGCGCGCACGCAGACCACGCTCGCACGCTCGGGCTATAACGCTGATGACGTGCTGGCTGCGACCGGGTCGACCGTAAACCTGAGCCTCGCGGCCGACGTGGATATCGCAGAAGCCGCCGACATTATTACCAACATGCAGTCGGCATTTAACCTGCCGACCACTGAAATTGAACGCGTCGCGGATGTGATGACGAAAGGCTTTACGTCATCAAACACCGGCCTCGTCGAGCTGGGTGAGGCGATGAAGTATGTCGCGCCTATCGCGGAGGCTGCAGGTGCGAGTATTGAAGATACAACCGCCATGCTCGGCATTCTGGCTGATAACGGGATTAAGGGCTCGATGGCCGGGACCGGTGCAAGCGCCATTTTCAACCGCCTGCAGGCGCCTATGGGTAAGGCTGTTGAGGCTATTTCAGAATTAGGCGTGAAAACCCGAGACTCAAAAGGGAACATGCTGCCGGTCGAGAAAATCCTCAAAGCGATCCACAAATCCTTTGAGAAAAATAAGCTCGGCACCGCAGAGCAGGGCGAATATCTGAAAGTGATTTTCGGCGAGGAAGCCATGAAGGGCGCGATCAAGCTGGTCGCCGCCGCAGGTGATGGCTCACTCGATAATAAACGCCTGACAATCCGTGATTCGAAAGGCACGACCGAGCTCATTGCGAAAATTCAGACGGACAACCTCGACGGCGATCTGAAAAACCTGCAGTCAGCATGGGAAGACCTGCAGATTGAGGTATTCGACAAAGAAAACTCAGCACTGCGCCGCCTGACGGTTTCCGCGACTGAGTGGCTTGGTAAGGTTTCAGCCTGGGCGAAAGCTAACCCTCAACTGACACAAACCCTGTTTAGCCTTGTCGCCGGTGGGCTGGCGCTGATTGGTGTGCTCGGCGGGATTGGCCTGATTGCATGGCCTGTTATCACCGGGATAAATGCGATTATTACGGCCGCAAGTTTTCTTGGTACAACGCTGGCCGCAATGGGTACTGCCATTGTCTCTGTGCTCGGTGCTATTACGTGGCCGGTTGTAGCCGTGGTTGCGGCATTTGTGGCCGGGGCGCTCCTGATACGTAAATACTGGGAGCCCATCAGCGCATTCTTCTCGGGTGTGGTAGAGGGATTAAAATCGGCGTTTGCGCCGGTGGCGGAAATATTTGCCCCGCTCGCGCCGGTGTTTGATTCTTTCATGGATAAATTGCGCGGTATCTGGCAGTGGTTTAAAGACCTGATTGCGCCGGTTAAGGCCACGCAGGAGACACTCGACAGATGCAAAAATGCGGGGGTGATGTTCGGTAAACTGCTGGCAGACGCGCTGATGTTACCGCTAAAAAGTTTCGACAAATTACGCGGAGGCGTTAACTGGCTACTGGAGAAGCTCGGGGTAATCAATAAAGAGTCGAGCGACCTTGACCAGAAAGCCGCAAAAGCCAATGCCGCAACGGGATCGGGTAATGAGTCCACTATCAGACCAACGCCGTTATTTGGCGATTCTCAGTGGTATTACCCGGTGCCGGTTCCTGCCGGGAAGACCTACGTAGACCAGAGCAAGCCAGAATATAACATCACCCTACATGGTGGCATCGCACCGGGTACAGATCTTGACCGGCAACTCCGCGAAGCCGTCGAAAGACTCGACCAGCAAAACCGTGCGCGTCAGCGCTCAAGTATGCGTCACGATGGATGAGGGCTAAAGCATGTTAATGGTTTTAGGTTTATTTGTGTTTGAGCGCCGCACGCTGCCGCATCAGTCAATGCAGTATTCGAAAGAGTACCGCTGGGCGTCAAATGACCGCATCGGCAAACCCCCGGCCTACCAGTTTCTCGGGGAGGGGGAAACCTCGCGCACGCTTTCGGGCGTGCTGTACCCGGAAATCACCGGCGGCCGTCTGTCACTGACCGCCATCGAGCTGATGGCAGACGAGGGCAGAGCGTGGCCGCTGATTGACGGAACGGGCATGATCCACGGCATGTATGTCATCGATAAGGTGAGCCATACGCACACCGAATTATTCAGCGACGGCGCGGCCAGAAAAATCGAGTTTAGCCTGTCGCTGAAACGCGTCGATGAGTCGCTCGCGGCGATTTACGGCGACCTGAAAACGCAGGCCGACAATCTGGTTACGTCTGCCGGTGACTGGTTGGGAGGGCTGGCAGGATGATTACGGGTATGAATATTCAGGCCGGTGCAAAGATTGCCCCGGCGTTTATGCTCAAGCTGGATAACGAGGATATTACGCAGGATTTCAGTAACCGCCTTATCAGCCTGACCATGACCGATAATCGTGGATTCGAGGCCGACCAGCTCGATATCGAGCTCGATGATGTCGACGGGCAAATCGCATTGCCCCCGCGCGGCGCAACGTTAACGCTGTGGCTGGGCTGGCAGGATAGCGCCCTGATAAAAAAAGGCACTTTTACGGTCGATGAAATCGAGCACCGGGGCGCGCCTGATACGCTGACCATCCGGGGGCGCAGTGCTGATTTTCGCGGTTCGCTCAATTCCCGCCGTGAACAGTCATGGCACGACACCACGCTCGGGGTCATTGTTGAGACCATTGCAGCGCGCAATAAGCTGACAGCCAGCGTGGCCGACACGCTGAAAGCGATCCCGGTACCTCACATTGACCAGTCGCAGGAATCCGACGCGGTGTTTCTGTCCCGTCTGGCTGACCGGAACGGTGCGGCGGTCTCTGTAAAAGCGGGGAATCTGTTATTTCTGAAAGCCGGAAGCGGTAAGACGGCCAGCGGGAAGCCCATTCCGCAGATGACACTTGAACGCGGAGACGGCGACCGGCATCAGTTTGCCATCGCTGACCGCGAAGCCTACACCGGCGTTACGGCGAAATGGCTGCACACCAGAGACCCGAAGCCGCAAAAGCAAAAGGTCAAGCTTAAGCGTAAACCCAAAGAGAAGCACCTCCGCGCGCTGCAGCATCCGAAAGCTACCAAAGCACCGGCAAAGGCTAAAGCCAAAAAAGAGCAGGAAGCGCGCGAGGGCGAGTACATGGTCGGTGAGTCTGACAACGTGCTGGAGCTGACGACCATCTACGCGACAAAGGCTCAGGCCATGCGCGCCGCTCAGGCAAAGTGGGACAAGCTGCAGCGCGGCGTCGCGGAGTTTTCAATCTCGCTGGCTTTTGGTCGGGCAGATTTATTTCCTGAAACGCCGATAGCAGTCAAAGGCTTTAAGCGCGTTATAGACGAGCAGGCATGGATAATCAGCCGGGTGGTTCATAACCTTAACGGGAACGGCTACACGACGGGCTTAGAGCTTGAGGTTAAGGTTGCGGACGTGGAGTATGAAAGCGAAGAGATGACGCAATAAAATTATCTTATGTATTTGATATGTAAGGATTTAGCGATTAAAATTGATGCATCAATAACGCTTTGAGGTGCTCGCCATGTTTCACTGTCCAAAATGTCATTACGCCGCCCACGCTCGTACAAGTCGGTATTTTACTGACACGACCAAAGAGCGTTATCACCAGTGCACTAACATCAACTGCAGCGCAACGTTTGTGACCACTGAAACGGTCGAGCGCTTTATCGTTTCGCCGGGTGAAGTAGTGCCGGCACCGCCGCACCCGACCCAATCAGGCCAGCAACAAATCACCTGGATGTAA